CCGCCCCGGATGCGCTTCGCCATGCGCGGGTCGATGACTTCGCCGGTTACTGCGTCGCGACGCATAGCGCCTGCTCAAGCGACATCTTCTCGAACAACCCGATGCTCGACTGCAGCGAGCAGTTGATGATCCGAACGCCCGTCGCCTTGATCTCATGCTGGCTCATCGTCCACGCCCTCGCCCGGCTCGCATAGTCCGAGGCCGGCGTCGTCTCGGGGTGTCCACCGTGCCAGTGCGTCCTTCCGTCCAGTGCCTTGCCATCGAAGCCGAGCAGCAACAGCTTCGCTGCACCGGCAAGGATGGCGACGTTCAACGCCTGGTGCCCGGAGTGACTTCCGGTCACGATGTACTGCGGATCGAGCGAGATGCCCGAGCCGTGATTATTGCCGTGCTTGTTCTTCAGGACGTGGGTCGCGTCGTCCGTGATTCGGTTCTGTTGCGTGGCAATGCTGCACTTCTGGCCGGCGAAGCTCTTGAATCTCCGCGCGACTTCCTCGGCCGACAGCCCGATGGCTGGCTTCGGGATGCCCTTCGTGTGCCAGTCGTGCCACTTCGCGTCCGCGGCGTAGAGCAAGTCAGAAAACGGCGCGACGAGATACGAGTCATTCACCGCTATGCACTGCAGCCGCCCGCCCTCGTGTTCGATGCGCACTATGCCCACCTGCTCCATCGTGAGCGACGGCCCGCCGCCGAGAATGGCGACCGTGCGGCCCTTCCAGGCCGACATCACTTCGCTGTACCTGGAATCGGGCAGCCGGCGCAGGATCATGCAAAACCATGGTTCGCGCTCTCGCCGTCCAAAAGGTTCTCGGCCACCTTCACCAGCAGCGCCATCATCTTCTCGTCCTTGTTGTAGAGCGCCTCGGCGTGCAGCCTGAGCGCCTGCAAGAAGATTTCGGGCACCTCGCCGACAAACGGGCTCGCGCTCGTGTCGATGAACCCCGCCCGAAACTCGATGCGTATCGGCCCCGCTAGGCTCCCAGTCAGCGCCAGCACCGAAGGCCACTTCGAGTCTGCCTCCCGCAGTTCGTAGGTCGCTGAATCCACCACCGTCTCGTCGCCCGCAGAGTCCACCGTGGCAATGCGCGTGATTTCTATGACCGGCGAGCGCCGCAGAAGAATCCGCCCATCGCGCAGCGCCTCATACGGCCCTCGGTAGTAGCCCGTCACTGTGTCCGAATCCACGTTCCGAAAGATCGCGTTGGCATCGCCTATGTTCAGACGCCACTTCTGGTCTACCAATGCACGTCCCGTGTATCGCTCGACCCACTGCCGCGCCACCGTGATGAGCGCCGTCAGCCGGTCCTCGGATGCCTGCGCAAGGCTCGTGAACTCGCGCACCTGCTCGATCATCTCGCCGATAGTCACCGGCTCGGTAATCGGCGCGGTCATCAACTCGAGCAGAAAACCGTCGCAGCGGTTCATCGCATGCGCACCACGGAGTCACCGCGCGGCGCGCGCGCGCCACCCGCGTCCTTGCCAGGCCGGCCTTCCTTCACCATCAGCCGCCAGTGCGGAGAGGCGCCGGGCTTCTCCGTCGTCTTCTCGTTGCAGTGCCAGGCCGACCCGCCCCAGGTCACGACATCCCCAGGCTCGTGCTCGCCCTCACGCCAGACCCCGCAGTAGAGCATGGCCGGGATGCGAATGTCGCGCTGCACAACGTCTTCACCCCGAACGAACTTGAGCGACAGCGTGCGGCCGTCCGCGCCCATTTCGATCTGGATGTCCTCCAGATTGAAGCCGTCGCGGCCGTCCTTGGGCTTCGGCAGCGCCGCGGCGACCTTCTCGGCAGCCTCGCGCACCATGAGGGTCAGGGTGTCCGGGTGCACGCTCTGGCCATCTTTGCCGGTGGCACCATCCTTCGCTGGGGGGATCTTCGCGACTTGTTCCTTGACCTCGATGGAAATAAGCTCGGAAACCGCGTCCATGTCCACATCCCGGCCGGGCTCGCCAGGCGCGCCTGCGTCACCCTTCTGCGGTCCCGGAATGGCCTCCAGGCGTGCCTCCAATGCGTTGAGGCGAGCTGTAAGCGTGGCCTCGGCCTCGGCCTTGGCCGCCGTGACCAACTCGCGCACGACGTCCATGTTGGCGTCCTTGCCAGACTCGCCCGGGTCGCCCTTCTGGGGCCCCGGCATCGCCTTGATGTACGCCCACAGCTCTTCAATCTTTCCGTTCAGGATGCCCTCGGATTGACCGACTGCGGCGCGAACGGCGCCGACCATCTTTTCGGCGATGGCGCTGATGTCGAGCTTTCCCATTGATCGGAATCCTTTCAAGTCGCTATCAGCAGCAATGCAAGCCTGTTTTGCCCAGTTGGCGTGATATGCGCCATCCCCCGCACCTTTGCTCCTCTGCCGTGTAGCCGCCCTCTGGCCACATGCTGGACCGGCAGCCGCCGGCGCGGCATAGGCATCGGGACGAAGCCGACAATTCCTTCATCTATCGGCGCTGGCCTCGCCGCATCGCCAATGATTTGCGCCCCTTGGCCGACGAGCGAGCCGCTCGTGCTGTGCTCTACCGGCTCGCCCACGCGGGCGGCGGTGCCGTCCAGCGTGCTGCCCTGGCCCTCCAGCACGCCGTCCGTGGCATGGGCACGCATCCGGGCAGCCGTGCCATCTAGGGCCGCTGCCTGCCCGGCAAGCGCCCCCGTGGCGGCGTGAACCCGCGTGCGGGCTGCCGTCCCGTCTACCGTCGATCCCGCGCCGGCGAGCACCCCCGTCGTCGGGTGCTCGTGCTGTCGATCCGCCGACCCCGAGATCGCCGCGCCCGGCCCTTCGAGCGCGCCCGTGGTGCCGTGATCCGGCGGTGCCCCTACCCTTTCCGCGGCGCCGTCGATCACCGCGCCCTGCCCGGCGAGTACGCCAGAGGAGGGGTGCAGGCGCTCTCGCGCGGCCGCTCCCGAAAGCGTTGCGCCGGCCCCCGCCAGCACGCCGGACGAAGCGCGCACCGTTGCGCTGGACGCCGACCCCACGACCACGGCCCCGGCGGCCGCTAGGGCGCCGCTGGTGTCGTGCTCTACCGCCGCGCCTTCTCGTGCTGCCGCGCCCGCGACCTCGGCACTCGCGGCTGCCAACACGCCATCGGTAACGTGAACTCTTGTTCTGGCCGCTGCGCCGACAATCGCCGCGCCTGCGGTCGCGAGTACCCCGCTGCTCGGATGCTCGTGCGTGCGTGCAGCAGTTCCGGCAATCTCGGCCTCGCCACCGGTCAGAACTCCGGTGACTGCATGTACCAGTGTGCGCGCAGCGGTTCCGTCAAGCGTTGCGCCCGGTCCTATCAACGCCCCGGACGATGGGCGAGTAGTCGCGCTCGATGCCGCGCCGTCTATCGCGGCGCCCGGACCTACCAGCGCACCAGAGGTTGAATGCTCTGCCGCTGCAGCCGCCGTGTACGTGCCTGTAACTTCACCAGCACTGACGCGATAATCTGTACTGTCACCGCCTTTGGTCCGCGTGACGTCCCAAAAGATTCGGACAATCGCGCCGTCCCAAGTATCCTTGTTCGCCGAGGTATCGACCCCAGTGAAGTCAATCACACTTGAGTTTTGAGGCGTCGTGTTCGTGACGCTAGCTACTACTGTCTCGAGGTCAGTTAACGGCGTCGTACCGTCGGACTGAAAAATCCTAGCACTAAGAGCCCAGGTGTTGTTGGCTGGGGTAAAGACCGTCCAACGACGCAACCTGATGGACAGCGTTTCCATGTTGCCGAAATCGCTCGGCGTATCTCCAAGAGGCGCATCCGCCATTCCTTGGTGCGTTGAGTTCGAGGTGTCACGGACATATGTGTTGGTGTCATCCGCAGACGCGATAAGCTGCAACACCGGATTTGTACCTACGACAGAGGTGTTCGTTCCGTCGCCTGTTACATTACCGAATGCAATGGTGCCGAGATCAGCCACCGCTCACCCCGCAGGCCTCGCACTTCTTACCCGCGCGCGGCCAGTCGCCGCACGATCCACCAAGCCGATCCCACATCGGCTGCACATGCCGCAGATACCTCGCATCGGTGTGCACCGCCTCCCACGAGCCCAACTCACGACGAAGGCCGCACGCCCACCTACGCCCCGGCACCGTGTTCTCCTCCAGAAACCGGCAGGCCACGCCGCTCACGTAGCAGCAGTGATCCGACGAGTTGCCGGAGCACGCCGCCGGGCGCCGCTCGCGAGCGGCCATCGGGCTTACGCCGACAGCGCGGTATAGGTCAGGCTCGAGCAGGACACCGGCATGTCGGGCCAGTGCCGATTGCCCTTCGCGCTGTTCGCCGCGCCAGGAATGACTTGCAGGTTGTGCTCGACGTGGAGGCCGCAGACGATGCGCGACTTCAGCGGGACGATGTGGTCAACGTGCCACTTCCCGCCGCACACCCTCTCGCGCAGCTTCGCCAAGTGGTACGCCTCAGCGATGAAAAACTTGTTGGCCCACGCTGGAGTGGCGCGCAGTTGGGCCGCGCGATACTTCGCTGCTAGTGCCGCGGCCTTGTCGGGATTGGCTTTGCCCCAAGCGGCATGAGAAGCGTAATTCTTCCCAGGATTCGCCTGGCGCCATGCGCGAGCTTTTGCATTGTGACGTTCCCGGTTAGCCTTGGCCCACGCACACGCTCTGGCACTGTTCTTCTTGCTGTTTGCGCGCGCATACTCGCGATGCTTCTCTCGTATGCGTTCCTTGTTGGCCTGATAATACGACGCGCTGCTCATGCAGACAAAGCCGTGTAAGTCAACGAACTGCAACTCACAGTATCGCCGCTTGCGACAGTGAGTCCATTGCTCATATCGATGTCAGACCCGCTCGCCGCCACTTCGCAAGTGATCGCCACCACGTCGCCGCTTGTCTGCAGAGTCGCGTGGGAGACCGGGCTCGCGTTGCCGGCCGCGTTCGTGTCGCTCGCAATCGCGCCCGCCGTAGCAGTGCCGGACGAGGAGGCGCCGAACGCTGGCGTCGCGCACGTCAGCGTGGCCGCAATCGCCCCTGCCGCCGAGATGCGAAAGCACAGCTTGCTCCCTGCGCCGTCGAGTTGGTCTACTACCGCGTTCGTCGCGGCGTCCCTACTTGCTGTCGAGTGCGTTACCGCCATCTCCGCTCTCCTTTATTGGGTTCAGTTCTTTGACTATGCGCTGCGCCTTCACCGCGTCATCGCCTTCGACCACGCTAGTCAGGTGATACGTTTCCTCTTTTCCAGTCGCCTTGCGCTTGACCGTTATGGTCATGCCGAGTTCGCCACGTTGACCAGTCAAATTGCTCATGCTCCATCCTTGGGTTTTGGGACGCGGCGAGCCCCTATCAGCATGCCGCGATCGTCGTAAATGGGCTCAACCGGGCTCGCAAGCAGAAGTTCCAACTCCTCCATTCTCTGTATAACTCTGTCATGCGAGCGCTCGATGTGATTCGCTGCAGAAATCACCGTATTCATCGCGGCGGTCGGCGCAGGCGCGCTCGAATCCATGAGCTTTCGTACGAAAGCATCGGCCAATGCTGCGGCTACTTCGGCATCCTCATCGACCTCGTCGTCGTTCGACGAGGCGGGCGGAGCGACCGGCTCGGGCTTGGGCTTCGTGCCGAACGGGTCTTCCTGCGCGTCGCGCTTGGCGAGAGCCTCAAGGGAGAAGTTCTGCTGCTGGAGATAGGGGTATTTCCCGCCCGGCACCGGAGGAAGATTCAGCCTCGCGCGCGCCTCGTCCGGCGCCCGGATGCCAGACTTCACGCCCTCGGCGAGCATCGTGATTTGGGCCATCTGGTCCATGCGCAACAGGCCCGAAAGGTCGAACTCGGTGTAACGCTTCGTCGGCAACTCCAAGCCGAAGTCGAGCACGGCTTCAGCGGATTCAAGCAGCGCCTGCAGGCAGTCCGAGTAGTAGGCCTGATTCAGAGCGTCGATCGAGCTCCCGGCAGGCACGGGCCCGCCAACCTTGTAGAGCGGAACATGGAAGGTCCGCGCCACGTCCTCGACGGTCCAGCGCAACTGCTCGATCAGCTGCGCCTGCTCGGCCGGGATCGTCATCGCCTCGTACTTGAGCCCCATCCCCCCAACCATCGTGCGCCCGACGTTCTTTCCGCTGAAGTTCTCCTCGAACTGCTTTTTGAGGCGGGCCGCGGTCTCGTCGTCGATCTTTCCGGGCGCAGTGAGTACGCCCGAGGGGCGGCTCATGTTGTCGAAGAACGTCGTGCTGTTCGACTGAATACGACGACCTTGCGTGGCCGAGATACCGGCGGCGTAGATCGGCGAGACGCCCACCAGCGGATGAAACAGGCACACCATGCTGTCGTGAAACATTTCGCGTGCCGGCACGATCACCTTCTCGGCAACGCGCGACAGATTGTCGGGATCGAGCTCGTAGTAGACATCCCCGCCCTCGGTCACTAGAGGCTTGACGCGCCGCGGATTCAGCACGTAGGCCGACGACACCAGACGGCGCTGCGGTTCGCGTTCCTTCAAAACGTAGGCGTTGCC